ATTAATCTAGCCCTAGAAACCAACTCAGTGGACGCTTACGAAGATTCTGGGGTTTAACTCTTGTAAGGAGAATTTAAGATGGCGAATACAACTTTTAATGGTGCAGTCCGCTCCGAAAACGGATTCAAAGTTATTTCAAAGAACAGCTCGACTGGCGCAGCTACCGATATAGTCGATATTGCTTCTACTGGCATCGTAACCGCAAAGTATCTCAAGCACGTTGGATACGCGACTGGCGTTACTGTAAACACCACGGCAGGCGATAGCCCAGCTATTGGTGAGTTTACTCAGCCTGCAAACACAATTATCACTGACATCAAGATTTTCTGTGACACCGCACCAGTTATTGGCACAGGCGACATTGGTTATGAAGTTGGTACTTCTAGTTCTGGCGCACAGATCGTAGCGGCTGTAACTGATGAGATTCTTGATGGCGGTACAACTGTTGTTGCACACAATGTAACTTTGACTACTTTGGTTGTTCAAACTCAAAGCGGCACTACCGCGCCTGCTTCTGTGCAATACACAGACACCGCAAGAACTATCTTCTGCAACATTACCAACACAGTTGATGCAACCACCGCTGGTTCGTTCACATTCATCATTGAGTATGTGCAGATCGCTTAATTAGGAGATTCTTATGGCTGACGCAGTCACTTCACAAACCATTCAAGATGGTCAGCGAATAGCTATTCTGAAATTTACCAATGCCAGCGATGGCAGCGGTGAATCCGCAGTCAAAAAGGTGGATGTTTCAGCCTTGAGTCCCAATTCTGCCGGGTTGTCATGCAGCCGCGTGACGATCAACCGAATCTGGTGGCAGTGTACTGGAATGTCTGTGAAGATTGATTTTGACGCAAGCACCAACGTTTTGGCTATCGGGCTGAGCGAGGACAGTAACGGGTATCACGACTACAGTGATTTCAGCGGCATTCCAAACAATGCTGGTTCTGGGGTCACGGGCGATCTTGACTTCACAACTGTGGGTCACACGAATGGCGATACCTACATGATTGTTCTGGAAATGATCAAGTCTTACGCGTAATGGCTACCACTAAAGACGTTACAAGAACCGATTCGGGGCGACTGACCTATAGGGGCCAGTCGTTTCCCGGTTACAACAAGCAGGTTCGCACTTCTGGCGAAAACAAAAAGTTTAAAGTTTTAGCCAAGAAAGGCGATCAGGTAAAGGTTGTGCGTTACGGTGATCCCAAAATGAGCATAAAGAAAGATCAGCCCAAGAATCGGGCAAGTTTTCGCGCTCGCCACAACTGCGATGCAGTTCAAAAGAAAAAAGACGTATTCACAGCGGCCTATTGGTCTTGCAAGAATTGGTAGAATGATATGAGTCAAAGGGCAGGAGATAGAGGTTCAATTTCTATGGCTAGGAATAATAGTCCTGAGTCATACCAAAACTTTTTAGATAATTTTGGCTCGGTGGACATTTTCACAGGTAAGCCACATGCCCCATATACTGGGCCGACTCAAGAAGAATTTGAAGCAGAAGAACGAGCGCGGCTGGGTGATGATTTGTTTTTTAAATACTACCCTGACGCTCAAAGAGATGATGTTAGCCAACCTAACACAACTGGCGGCTTAGGCGGTTTGGGGTCGATCTTTGACATCATAAAAAAACAAATGCCTGCGCCACCTGTTTCAGATGGTGGGCCTATTCTTGGTCAAGGGCCGGGCAAGGGGCGAAGACAAATGCCTACAGGCCCAATATCTGACAATAGAATGCCATCCCCTACAGGGCCGTTTGAAGGTGGCCCTGCTCCTCTTCCAACCCCATACGAGCCTCCCGTAATAGGCAACTACAAACCTTCGGATGATGAGTTATCCAGAGGACAAAATTATACAGTCGGCACTAGGCCAGACGGAACCCCTGTCTATCGCTTTGATCCTGACGGAATGGAATACCTAAAGAAATCATTAGAAAATGAAAAGCGCAACCAAGGCGGCGGATTAGGCAATGTAAATCAAGCTCCTCAAATGCCAACAAACGATCCTCTAAAATTATTGCAGGAGGCGTTAAAACAAAAACAGAACCGTGAAATGCCACAAAGAACACCTCCGCCCATGCGTGGTGATATGCGTAAAAAAGGTCTTTTGGGCGGATTGATTGAAAAACTTGAAATGCAAGCCGCTCAAAAAGCTGAGCAGCCGCAAATGCCTACAAGACCACGAACTCGTGGAGGAATGTTTGGTAAGATTGCAAGCTCACCAACCCGTGGCGGCAGTGGCGGAATACTGCCTAGAGCTGGTGGGGAACCTGACCTAGAGCAGCTTCGCAAACAAATTAGGCGCGGCATCAGCGTGCGAGGAATTGGAATCTAATGGCTGTGTCGAATGACCTACAAAACGCCTTAGACGCATACGGAAGCTCAAGTTCTGCGTACAGCGACCTAGATGACTACTTGATGCAGCGCCCGGTCTATGACCGTGGCGCAAGGGCCGCGCCAAGATCCCCTACAATGTCTACGCTTCAGTCTATACAGCCAAGCACAGAAGACATGATGGCGAGCCAGTATGAAAATATGATGGCGGCAAACCAAGCTACCGACGAAGCAAGCAGCTTGGCTAGGCAGGTAGAAATAGATGAGCTGAGGGCGCTTCTTCAAGAAGAGCTGTCCTCATCCGAAGACGCCGCTTTATCTCAACGCTCTGACATCACAAAGTCTTTAGAGGGGCGCATTGACGAGCTTCGGTCTGGTATTGATTCAGAGACTGACGTACTGCGCCAGTCTGGTTTAGATGAAAGGGCCAATTTGTTGAAGCAGCTTATTGCTGGCGACGAAAGAATCAGCAGCGCACAAACTGAGGCTCTTGGCAGTCTTGAAGACCGTCAGGGGTCTTTGATTGGTGACTTAAAGGGCAGAATCGGATCTCTCAGCACAGACCTAACAAGCATCAATGACACAATTGACTCCCAATATTCAATGCTTGATGAGAACCAAAGAGCTGCTGCCGACTCTACTCAAGCAGAAATAAACGCTTTAAATGATCAGCTCGTGGATGTTTATCAATCAGCCGATGCTGGCAAGGCGGAAACTTCTGCATTGGTCGAGCGGCTTGAAAGCACAATTGGCGGGGTAAGAGACAACATAGGCAGCCTGCCTATTGACCAAATTCAGTCTGAGATTGCGTCCATTAACGATCAGACCGCTGAGTTTCAACAGTTCATGGGAACCTCTACCTCAGAGCAGGCTGCGTTAGCCGATCAAATTAGAGCACTGCAAGAGGCTGGTTTAACCCAAGCTGACTTGGATCAGGCGCTTGCTGGTCAGGGTCAAACAATAGCTGACTTGCAAGCATCTCAGCTAACCGCAGACACTGTGGCTCAACAAAGACAAGCTGCAATTGACCCAATTCAAGCGCAGATTGACGCCTTGAAGAGCAGTATGCCTACCCAACAAAACATTGACGTTGATGCTTTGCGGAAACAAATAACAGATGAGGTTCTGGCTGGGATGCCTAAACCTGCTGCAACGCCTGTACCAGCAACGACTGCACCAGTAACGACTGGATCTCAAGAGGGTCAGTTTAATGTGTCTGTTGAGCCAGAGCAGAGCGCATACGCTGGCTACACTGGCGGTGGCGGCGGTGGTGAGATGGGCGCAGGAGATACTAACTTCACCTTTGCAGCAGAGCCGGTAGCTAAAAACGAAACACCTACGGGTGTAAATTTTAACGATATTTATAACTAGGTCAAGGTTCGTGGCCCCGGAGGTATGTAATGGCAACACCTAAGAATGTGGCAAACCCGAAACTCTATGCCAAGGCAAAGGCTAAGGCTAAGGCTAAATTTGACGTATATCCCAGTGCGTATTCTAACGGCTATATGGTTCAAGAATACAAGCGCATGGGCGGAAAATACAAAGGCGCTACTGGCGGCGAGGTGAGCTTAGATCCAAAGAAAAGCGATCTCGATAATGACGGCAAGCTAAGCCGTTACGAGCGTAAGCGCGGCACCGCTATCGCCAAGAGTATGGCAAAGAAAATGAATATGGGCGGAACCGTTATGGTTCAAGGGCGTGGCTGCGGAGCTATGATGGAAAGCAAGCGCAAGAAGACGCGAGTTCCAAGTGCGTAAGAAGAAGCGAGGACTAGACGATTGGTTCGGCTCAGAGAAATGGGTCGATATTTCAGCGCCCAAAGAAGGCGGGGGTTTTAAAGCCTGTGGGCGTGACAGCGCAAAAGACTCTAGTCGCGGATACCCGAAATGCGTACCATCGGCTAAAGCTTCTAGCATGAGCAAAGAGCAAATTGCTTCAGCAGTAAAAAGAAAGAGATCTAAAAAACAAGGCGTTGGCGGGAAGCCGACAAACGTCAAAACATTTGCAAGAGACGGCGGTGAAATTATGAAGAGCAAGATGAGCACGAAAGGCGGAGCAATGGGCGGCAAAAGAGGCATGATGATGCCTACTCGCATGAAGAAAGGCGGCTCAGCCAAGGGTGGCATGATGAAGACCAAGGGCTACGCAAAAGGCGGTGCTGCAAAAAGCACAGCGCCATCATCCAAGAACAGCGGTTTATATGGTCGCAGGTAGTGCCTTACCTTCAGAGTAATATCCCGCACTTCAAGTGCTGGGTTAGGAAGGAATACACGCACAACCATGAGCAATATCACGGCGAGTTCATTCACGCTATGGCGATTGCTGTCACTACAATGCCTGCGCGTTGTTTGTCGTTTCAGCTAATTTTTACGGGCGCTGAAACCTACGACGATGATGACACCCCAAACGTTCATGGCGGTGCAATGTGGGCAAGAATGCCCATTACTGCGCTGGTTGGCGATACACCGTTTGAGGAATGGCCTGAGCCAATGCCTGTTTGGGCGGCTCAACCTTGGGACTGTAGCTCGCACACCCACGCGGTGTATGTTTTAGATCGAGCCACACCAACACCTTGGCTTGCTATGATCGACGGCGAAATGTACCCAGCAAAGTATATGTTTACTGTAGATTACTCCGAGAACGAGATTGCAGATGACCCAGCGCAGCACAAACAAAGCCATGTTTTGGAGCTTCTTGACGCTGGGAAGTGGACTGGAAATATTGTGGCATTGCCAAACAATCGGGTAAGAGTTACGCATCCTGCATGGTTTGAAACGGGCGAAGGTGCGCCAGACTTTAGACCATCACAGCATATCCACTACTCGAAAAGTGATTTAGACTATACCCTTGACGTTAATCAGGTTTTCAACAACCTATACGCAGGTGACAAAGATGGCGGTAAGCGGAAGTAAAGATTTTGAATTAGACGTAGCAGACTACGTTGAAGAGGCATTTGAGCGTTGTGGTTTGGAGCTTCGCACTGGCTATGATTTGAAGTCTGCAAATCGCTCGCTGAATTTGATGTTGGCTGAGTGGTCTAACCGTGGTTTAAACCAGTGGACGATTAATCAAAAAGTTTTGCCGATGGTGCAAAACACCACCTCGTACACCATTGATGCAACTACACCGACTGCAACCATTGACGTGCTTGATGTTTTCATCAGAGAGACAATTGGCGGCGTTTCTACTGACGTGCCTTTGAGCCGAATGTCCCGCAGCGAGTACGCGAACCTTTCTACGAAGACAACGACTGGCAAACCAAATCAATACTTAATCGACAAGCAGATTAGCCCAACAATCACCGTTTGGCCTGCACCAGATCAAAGCTCCAAGTACGAGCTGTATCTAAACGTCTTGAGTCGCATGGATGACGCAGACGCTGGGGCAAACACCCTGCAAATACCTTTTCGGTTTTACCCGTGCTTGGCTGCTGGCCTTGCTTATTATCTGGCACTCAAGCGAGCGCCTGAGAAAGTATCTATGCTCAAGCAATTGTACGAAGAAGAGTTTGAAAGGGCGCTGAGCCAAGATCAAGACAGGGTTTCGTTTAGAATTGCACCTGATCTGCGCGGATACAACTTAGGGTAATGGCTTTTGCATCCAACCATCGAGCGTATGGAATCTGTGACATCACAGGTTTTCGCTATCGCCTAAAAGATATGAAGATGACGTGGGACGGTTTGCTTGTTGGGCCTGACCAGTGGTCGCCAAAGCACCCGCAGCTTATGCCCAAGCCAAGCCCTGTAGACCCAGAGGCTTTACAGATCTCTAGGCCAGACCAAGCGGCTGGCGGTAACGACAATAATTTTTTCAGTGTTTACACGAACACTGGCCTTGGTAAATTAGGCACAACTTTGCAAACTTTTGGACTTTCAGTTAATGTAGGCGCTGTGGAGGTAACCACGTCATGAGTTTTACTCTTTCAACTTTGAAGACGGCGGTGCAAGATTATTTGCAGGTGTCAGAGACAGCGTTTACTAGCCAGTTGGATACATTTATCCAAGAGGCTGAGAGTCGTATCTTTAAGTCTGTGCAGCTCCCTGAGCAGCGCAAGAACGTAACCGGAGCGGCGTCTTCGGGTAATCGGTTTTTGGCAACGCCAAATGATTTTTACGCTCCGTTTTCATTGGCGGTAATTGATAGCGACAATAAATACACTTATTTGGATTTTAAGCATCCGTCTTTTTTGAAGGAGTACAGCCCAACATCGACAACGACTGGCAAGCCAAAGTATTACAGCTTGTTTGACCAGTCGGCGTTTGAGATGGCCCCTGTACCCAATTCAAATTATACGGTTGAGTTGCACTACCTATACAAGCCAGCGTCACTGACTGCTGGCGCGGATAGCGGTACAACATTGTTATCAACAGACCACCCTGACCCGCTGCTTTACGGCACCTTGGTCGAGGGCGCTATTTTCTTGAAAGAAACTCCTGACGTGATTGCTCAATTTGAAGCACGGTTTAAGGAAGCTATGGCTCGGATGAAGAATCTGAGTGAAGGCCGAAATACCCGTGACGAATTCAGATATGACTTATTGCGTACAGGGGTAACTTAATTGGAAAAAATAAAAGAGCTTAAAGGTAAGAAAATAGCAATTATTGGTCTGGGAGCTTCTCAGATCGACTACGTCATTGGCGTTGAAAACAGTATGCAGTGGGATGAGGTGTGGTGTATTAACTCCGCCATCTCGGTATTCGACTGCGATAGAGCCTTCATTCTTGACCCGATGGAGCGGTTTCTTGATTCGGATGACGCTGGCGCTCAAACAGACGTTATGCGTAGAGTTCTCCCCACCTTTGATAAACCAATCTATTCCTGCGGCCTAGATGAGCGCGTTCCTGCTGTTGTCGAATATCCTTTGCATGAGGTTATGCAGGAGTTCAAGACAGCTTATTTCAACACCACTGTCGCCTTCACTGTAGCCTTTGCTTTGTGGTCTGAGGTCGATCAAATAGACCTTTTTGGCATTGATTTCTCTTACCGAAACAACCTGCACTTTGCTGAAGCTGGCAGGGCTTGTGTTGAGTTCTGGCTATCCAAGTGCATCAGTGCAGGCATCAAAGTAGGCGTATCTCCAAGGTCATCTTTGCTGGACTACAATGTAGAACCACATGAGCGGCTTTACGGGTATCACAGGTTAGAAGATCCGCTGGTCGCGCTGTCATCAGAAGACGATGAGTGGCTCATCTGCCCTCGCTCGCAAACCGAGGAGATGATCAAAAAATACAATATAAAGATGGCTGAGTTGCCCCGCGCTCCAGAGCCATATAAGGGCTAACATGTCAGGTAACGGAACTTTTGAAATTGGCAACGTGATGGTTTCAACAACAAACAACAAGGGCCATGACCCTGAGTTTTGGGCTGAGCAGATCACAAACAAGATTGTATCGGTGTCTGCCAATGCAGAACCGCACGTCAGGCAGCAAGCCTTGGCTTTCCGATCCTTCATTTATGAAGTAATATTGGCGGGAACTAAGAGTGCAATTGCTTCAGATCGCGTTACAATACGGGGAATGTTAAGCGCACAAGGCCATGAGGACATGGCTAATATTATTAAGGAGCTTTGATATGGCTATTACCTCGGCGGTTTGCTCATCCTTCAAGCAAGAAGTTCTTGTCGGTACTCACAACTTTACTGCGTCATCTGGCAACAGTTTTAAGCTTGCGCTGTACACTTCAAGCGCAACACTAGGCGCAGCTACCACGGCGTTCACGACCACAGGCCAAGCCAGTGGCACAAACTACACCTCTGGTGGTAATGCGCTAACAAACATCACCCCAGTATTGAGTGGCACCACCGCAGTATGCGACTTTGCCGACCTTACTTTTGGCACGGCAACAGTCACTGCCCGTGGCTGCATGATCTATAATGACACCAACTCTGACAAGGCTGTTTGTGCGATAGACTTTGGTGGTGACAAGACCTCTACCGCTGGCGATTTTACGGTGGTTTTCCCATCACCAACCGCCACTGGCGCAATCATACGGTTGGCATAGATGTCTAATGGCACTATCCAAAGTAGAATTTCAGCCGGGAATCAATAAAGAAGAAACCGACTACGCCGCATCTGGCGGCTGGGTTGACGGAAACTTAATAAGATTCAGAAAAGGCCGCGCAGAAAAAATGGGCGGCTGGTACAAGCGTGGCGGTCAAACCTTTCTTGGTGCGGGTCGTGCGCTACATAGCTGGATCTCTCTAGCGGCAACAAAATACCTTGGTATTGGCACCACGGTAAAATACTACATCGAAGATGGTGACATTTATTATGATGTTACGCCCATTCGCAAGACCTCTACTAACAGCATAACTTTCGCCGCTACCAATGGCTCTTCAACCATTACAGTGACTGACGCTACGCACGGCGCAGTAAATAATGATTTCGTAACAATCTCTGGCGCAGTTTCACTGGGCGGTTTGGTTACTGCTGCCGTGCTAAACCAAGAATACGAGATCGACTTAGTTCTCACCGCGAACACCTACACAATCACTGCAAAGGACACTACTGGCGCTACAGTCACTGCCAACGGCAGCGATACAGGCAATGGTGGTTCTGGTGTAGACGGCTCCTATCAAATAAATGTTGGCCTCGACACTTACGTTCAAGGAACAGGTTGGGGCGTTGGAGCTTGGGGTGCAGGCACCTTTGGTTCTGCAAGCTCAGTGTCTGCTGTAAACCAACTACGCTTGTGGACTCACGACAACTTTGGTGAAAACCTAATCATTTGCCCACGCGGTGCTGGCATATTCCGCTGGCTAGAAAACAGTGGAACAAGTGTCAGGGCTGTTCTTTTGTCTGGCGTTTCTGGCGCGAACCTAGTGCCTACCGTTGGCTTGCAGGTAATCACCAGCGAAACCGATAGACACCTTATCGTGCTTGGTGCAGACCCAATATCAGGAAGCTCTAGGACGGGCGTTATTGACCCCATGCTTGTGGCGTTCAGTACATCTGAAGACGATCTTCAGTTTGAACCTTTAGCAACCAACAGTGCTGGCTCGGTCAGACTGTCCAGCGGGTCGTTTATTGTCGGCGGCATGAAGTCTCGCCAAGAAATATTGATTTGGACTGATACCAGCCTGTACTCGATGAACTTTATCGGGCCACCATTGACGTTTGCCATAAACCTAATCAATGAAGGCGCTGGCATGGTCGGCCCAAAGGCAGCAGTTAATGCGCCTAATGGCGTCTACTACGCTTCTAAGACTGGCTTTTACTTCTACAACGGCTCAGTTCAAAAGCTTCCGTGCTCGGTTCAAGAGTACGTTTTTGAAGACTTGGATCTTGGTCAAGCGTTTAAGTGTCACATGGGACTGAACTCAGAATTTGGCGAGATGTGGTTCTTTTACCCCAGCCTCACGGACGGTACTGGTGAGATAAGCAGATACGTCATTTACAACTACGAAGAGAACACTTGGTCTATTGGTTCGCTTATCCGCTACGCATGGCTTGACGCAGGCGTTGAAGATCAGCCAATGGCTACAGGCGTCAATGACAGCTTGAACTTGTTGTTCGATCACGAAACGGGATTTGATGACTACACTCAGCCAATGACAAATGTGTTCATTGAGTCTGCTGACCTTGACGTTTCTGACGGCGAGAACTTTGCCTTCGTTAAGAGAGTCATACCTGACGTGGCTTTTATCAAGCAGGCGGGTATATCAAACTCTCCCGCCATGAATATTGTGCTCAAGCGCCGAGACTTCCCCGGTCAGTCATTAACCACCGACTCAACGACTCAGGTAACCGAAACCAGTACAATCAACAGCTTGCGTAGCCGTGCTAGGCAGGTGGTGTTGCGGTTTGAGTCGGATGATGACAACGCCAGCGGCAACCAGTTGGGTTACAAGTGGCGGGTTGGTTCTACAAGGCTAGATCTGCAACAAAGCGGTAGACGATAGGTGAGTCGCTTGCTTGAGACAAGATTGCCTCTGGCAACTGGAGAAAAGATAGACTCAGGCACGTTTAATCGGTTGATCCGAGTGCTGGAGTTAAACCTTGGCGCTGTGGATATAACGATTTCTCCGCACTTTAACGCTGACCAAATCAGCGAGCTTCAATTTGCAACGGGCAGTATTATCTTTAATACTACTACCGAAATACATCAAGCCTTTGATGGCACTAGATTTAGAGACTTATACAGCCATCAAACCTATCCAACGGGCGTGGGAATAACGTCAGCCGTTGGGTCAGTAACCGTGAGTACACCGTAATGGATCAAATGCTTCAGAACAGAATTCAGAATCTCATAGGCGAAGAGATGCCTATGCCTCAACAGTATGCCCTTGGTGGCGGCGTTGAACCTGAGATACCACCTGAGATGCTTGCTCAACTCATGGCGGCTGAAGGCGGTCAAGAGATGCCTCAAGAGATGCCTCAAGATATGATGGCTGGCGAGCAAAATGCTGAGCTAGGCATGGCGATAGACGAGCTTTCTGGCTTGCAAGCGTCCGCTGAAGATCCTGTAGAGCGCGAAATGTACGAAAGGCTCGGTGACGCCGCTAACGCGCCCTTGGCTGAACAGGCTCAAATGCTTGCGGCTGAGGGTCGTGGTGATGACACGGTTCTGGCTCACCTAAGACCCGGCGAAGTTGTTCTGCCTCCAGAGATGTTTGATGACGCTCAGTTTGAGGAGGCGGTAGAGAATAGATTTAACGAGCTGGATATAGACCCAGAGCGCCATGTGGTTGCGATGGGCATTGCAAGCTTAAACCCCTCTACTGGCTTAGAAGAGTTTGGTTTCTTTAAAAAGATCGGTAAAGCCATAAAAAAGGTTGCTAAAAAGATAGCGCCTATTGCTGGCCCATTAGCTAACTTTATCCCCGGCGTTGGGCCTTTGATCGCTGGAGCAATCGGCGCTGCAACAAACGTGGTTGCAGGTAAGGGCTTGGCTGGCGCTATTTCTGGCGGTCTTGGCGGTTATGGCGCAGGTAAGCTTCTTAGTGGAATTGGTAGTTTAGGTGGCGGAGCGGCAAGTGCAGCAACGAGCGGAGCAGGTGGCGCTGCAAGCAGTGGCGGCGGCTTTTTCAGCAATCTAGGCAAAGGAATAGGAAGCATTTTCAAAGGCGGCGGTGCTGACGGCGTAGGAAACTTTGGCAAGATAGGTGATTTCTTTGGTGGTGGATTAGGTGGTGGTGGTGCTTTAACTGATTCTCAGGCTGGTGGTGCATTAAACAAAATGATGCAGTCTGGAGATATTAGTGCCGAAATGATTAGCGGCCTTTCCGAGCAAGGGCTGTCAACGCAACAAATACTCAAAGCCGTTTCTGGCGTAAGCAACCCGTTTATGACAACTGTGGGGGATGCTGTAGGCGCTGGTCAAAGCGGCGGAAACTTTTTTAGCAATTTAATTAGTGGTGGTGGCGCAGACGGCAAAGGAAACTTTGGCGCTTTAGGCGATTTGCTAGGCGGTGGTTTAGGTGGCGGCTCTGGCAGCGGCGGCATAGGCAGTTTGCTAGGAGGTGGTGGCGGTCTTGGCGGCATGGCGGCAGCGGGTCTGCTAGGCAAGCTTGCTTATGACGAGGCAAAGAACAAGAGAGGCGTAGCCCTAACTCCGCTCACTCAAGAGGGTTCCACGGGTCGATATAACATTGAAGCTGAGATTGCTCGACGTACTGGTAACGCTGCTCCAAACCCCGTTGAGTTTGGTTTGTTACCAGCGGGTACAATACCCACACTAAGTGGTGGTAGAAAAACACCTGTAGATGAGGTTCCAGTAGCAGCCCGATACGGTGGCGCTATCATGTCAGCTAGATATGGTGGCCCAGTTATGCCTATGGCTTACAAGAAAGGCGGTAACGTAGCTGTAGAAGACTTTAAACGTAAGAACGGCGGTATTGCAGGCGAAGGCACTGAAACCAGTGATGATGTACCAGCCATGCTCAGTGATGGCGAGTTCGTGATGACGGGTCAGGCAGTAAGAGGCGCAGGCGCTTTTGATCTTGCACAAGGTGATGGCGGAATCATTACACTGACACCAAATGGCGGTGAAAGCCGTGATGGTGGCACAGCTCTGATGTACGAAATGATGGATCTGTTTGCCGAGTTTGCAGACAAGCCAAAGTCAAAGAGGAAGAAAGCAGCATGAGCATATTGACCCCCGGACAGCTTTCTCGCGTTAGGCGGTTTCAAGAAGGCGGAAGTACATCACAGCCTTTTGTTTCTGGTGTAACCAAGACCGAACAGCGCATTGACCCCATCACTCAACAGCTTTTGTTTGGTTTGGACGGGCAAGGCGGATTTATACCCGGCGCGTTTGAGGCGGCAGAAAGAACATTTTTTGATGACCAAGGTCGCCCAATTGTTATACCTACAGAAATTGCAGGTATGTCACCTGATCAGATCAGGGCTATGGAGTTGGCTCGCTCAAACGTGGGTGTGCAGCAACCGTTTATGGACGAGGCTATGCGCCGTGGTCAGCTAGGCATCGACGAGATGCGTGGCGGGTTTAGGAACCAAGAGGTTGCTCAGCAGCAAGGCTTAGAGGCGATTAGAGAGGGTTCACGCTTTGCGCTTGACCAAAGAGACAGGGCGCTCATGGACTCGCTGGGTGGAACTCAGCAGGGCCGTGGAAGAGCTATGGCTGCCGAGGAGCGTCTGCGGGGCGATCTAGGTGACGTAACCGCTCAAGGCATGACAAGCGCAGACCGTTTTGGTGCAGACTTGGCTCGCACACGCCAGCAAGGTCGTGCAACATTTGATGAGTTTGGTCGAGATATTACCGATGCCGTAGGCACGGGCATGACCGAAGCTCAAAGGCTTCGCGGAAGCTTGGGTGAGTCAGAAGGCTTATTAAGAGGTACGACTGGAGAATTCGATGTTGGCGCAGGTACTGACAAGTACCAGAACCAATATGAAGACAAAGTTGTTCAGCAAATGATTCAAGACGCCACAAAGGGCTTGGCTCAGCAGGACATGGCTCAATACGCCCGTGACGTATCATCTGGTGGTGAGTCTGCATTTGGCTCCAGAGCGCGGTTAAGCGCGGCGGAGCGAGCCGAAGCAATGGGTAAGGGTTTGGCTCAAGGCGTTGGCGCACTGCGTTCACAAGGCTTTCAGCAAGCTCAACAGACAGCAATTAGCGAAGACGAGCGCCAGAAGCAGGCAGCTCGCTCAGCATCTTCTGGTTTGGCAGGATTGTCTAGCCAAGCTTATGGTGCAGGTCGAGATGTTGCAGGCCAGATGTCTCAGGCGGCTCAAGCCAAACTTGGCGCAGGCACGGGCTACGGAAACCTCATTCAGCAAACCGCGCAGCAACAGCTTGGCGCTCAGCAACAGTTAGGTAGCACAATGGCTGGCGCAGCCCAGCAACGCTACGCGGCTGGCACTGGCTTAGGTCAAACGCTGTCAGGCTACGGAACTCAAGACGCGGCAGCTCGATCTGCGGCAGGCCAGCAGGGTATGGGCGTAGCAGGCGCTCTAGCAGGTCAATACGGCTCAATAGGCCAACAGCAAGCTCAGGCAGGGCAGCAGCTAGGTGCGGCTCAGACGGGCTATGGAAGCTTCATGAGTGGTCTTGGTAATCAGGCTCAGCAGGCTGGCATGGCTGACGTAAATGCACTACAAGGCATGGGTAGCTTCGCTCAGCAACAAAGACAGCGAGAGTTAGATGCTCAACGTGCTGGCTTACTGCAAGCTCAACAAGCGCCGCTCGCTCAATATCAAGCATTGATGCCGTTTGTTAACATGGCTCCAGCAGGTCAAACGCAGTTCCAGACAACCTTCGCTCCAGACCCAAGCGCATTGCAGGCGGGTGTTGGTACGGGATTAGCGACACTGGGTGCGTTGGGTAACTTCTACGGTCAGCCACAGCAATACGCCACAAATCAAGGGCGATTGCAGGCTCAACCGGCTACATTGCCGGGGGGTAATGGATAGATGGCTATATCAAGAGCGCAGTTAGAGCAACAGATCCAGAACCTAGAGGGTGGTGGTGCGGCAGGGATAAAGGCTCCGTTGCCGCCTATTGACCCAAACGTACAAGCTGCATTAGATGTTGATCTTAGTAAAAATAGAGAAAAATTTGGGATGCCTTCGCAGCAGCAGGAGATTGTTGATTTGATGGAGCAGGCCCAAAGAGCTGCTCGCGCTAATCGTTCTGCATCAAGAAGCCAACTACCCGGCATAGAAATCCCTGATTTCGATGATAGCTTTGCAAAGTATCAAAACCAGTTACGAAATGTTTATGGCTCTAGGTCTAGGCCAAGTTTTTATGACATGGCTTCTACTGTTGGCGGCGCAATGCTTGCTGCCGACCCTACCGCTGGCGTATTTAGATCTGCTGGCATTGGCTTGGCTCAATTTGGTAAAGAGCAAGCAGCACTCAAAGAGCAGCGGCTTCAAGAAGACAGAGCCATTGGCATGAAAGCTTTTGAGATGGCTAAGAAAGATGAAGACTCAGCTAGAAATTTAATGAATGAATACGCCCTGTTGAGAGCGAAAGAAAACTCCGACAACAAGGTCACCGAGATGCTTGTCACCAATCCAGAAGGGATTGTTGTTAGCGGCGTTTTTTATGAGTCGGGATCAAGACCGCTTCTCACCGAGTCTGAGATTTATGCAAACAGGCCAAACTTAGCAGATGTAGCGGCTCCATCTACAGGCTGGAAGGTTCCTGACGCTGGCGCTATTGCCATGTATCAAAACAGAGCTGATGCAGAAAAAACCATTGAAGGGTTGGGACTTACCAGAGAAAGCCCTTACTTTGAGAGCGCGGTGCAGCAGTTAGTTCCTAATGATCCTTCTTTGATTGGCAAAAGAATTATTAGCGGCGGCAAGTACACCGAGCTAAGGCCATTGGTTCAAGGCGATAAAGTATACAATGTTATGTTAAATACAGCCACGGGCGAATCAACCAACATGGCTGACTACAGCAAAAAACGATTAGAGATAATTGCTAAGAACAACAGCACCTATGTGGACAAAGCAATAACCTTGCTGCCAGAAGTTGAAAGGGCGCTAATGCTGCTAAAGGATGGCACTGAAACAGGTAAATTGACGGCAATAACTTTCCCCGTTAAACAATTGTTTACTGAGGTGTTTGGCACTGATGATCCTTCAATCGCTCAGATAGAATCATTGATTGGAATATCTAATATTCTAGCCACAAAGATTAGGCCGGTTGGTTCTGGCTCTACTTCAGACATGGAGTTTAAAGCCTATAGGCAGGCAATTTTGGACTTGGAAAAAACTCCAGAAGCAAACTATATTGCGCTGTATGTTTACAAGAAAATGACCGAAAACTCTATTGCATACAATAGGGCAGAAGAAGAGGCTTTGACCTCTGGAGATTACATCAATAGCAAGCAGGTTAACGATGTAATCAAAGGTATTGATATGGGCATCTTTGAAAAGTTTACAGGTGACAGCTCCGACGAACAGGAAATAATCAACTGGATGGATAGCTTGCCTGATGGTGCCGTATTTATAAACCGAGACGCTCAGGGAAGAACTTTGATTGAAAACGAGCCTGTTTACATAATTAAAGGTTTTAAAAAAGGTAAATAATTCATGGCGTTAAAAAGTTTACCAGATGGTTTCGCAGGAGCGCCGATGGGCCGATCTAGCGAGCCTGACGAAGATGTGGTCGCGCAACAAAACCAACCAGACCGCAGCGTTTTAGATATGATCATGGACGCGCCAGAGGCAGTTAGCCAAGCGTACACTGGTGAGGGTGTGCCTATTGAGTTTCCTAACTTGCCTGAGCTGACGGATATGGGCGCGGATGCCCCCGGCTTTTTTGAAGGTTTTGGTGTGCGTTTGAAAGGAATGATGGCCCGTGATGATTTTGGCAAAGCTGAAATAATTCACGATGCTTTTGACGGCGACCCAAGATACGGCGGTAGATACTCAGACCAGTATGGTTTGCCGATGATCGTGTGGAATGATGTGCCTTATTACATCAATAAGCCGGGCGCTTCTGGCATGGATCTCAATACGCTTTTAGGAGAGTTTGTAAGATATGCTCCTGCGTCAAAACTTGTCGGTGGAGCCAAAACAACGCTTAGCACTATAGGGCGAGGTCTTGGTTTATACAGCGGAACAGAAGTCGCAACCATTGCTGGTGAAAACATAATTACCCCAGAGACTTACGAGGCAAAAAAACAAACCCTTGGAGATCAGGGTAAGCAAGTTGGTTTGTCTACAGCAATCGGCGTTGGCGCTGACGTAATGCTACCTCCAATTGCTAGAGGAATAGGGGCAGGCATTAAAGCTACAGCAAGAAGTGCGTCCAAATCTGGGCGAAATGTTGCTGCTGCATTAGAGCCGCTTTACCCTAGATTTTCATTTAACGTGCTTCAAACTTCAAAGTACCCGTTAACTCAGGGGCAAAGAGGTGCAGAATTACCTCAAGGCGTAACGCCCAAGCAGACAGATCAGATAGGGCGAGAAGATGAGCTTAGGCAAGTGTCATCTTCATCAATGGGTACTGACACTATAAGAGGCTTTGATGAAAGGCAGCTTACAGAAATACGCCAAGATGCTTTAACCCTTCAGCAAGAGTTTGGTTCAGACATAGTTAACCCATCAGGCATATACGGGAACATACCAAGTGTTGCAGCGGAAGAGGCTCAGACACTTGTTTCTGGCGCAGCTCAACGACTAAAAACTGAGTCTGGTGAGCTATACGAAGCGGTTAAAGTTGCTGACCCTTCACCAGTAATGACAGCGGAAGGCGTTCAGCAGGTAACTCAAGAGTTATTGGACGTTGTACCCACAATTCTTTCTCCAAGCCAAATAGTTGATGGGCCGTTATTGCGCGAAATACAACAACTCCGCAAGTTAAGAAAAATTGCTCAAAACCCCAAGTTCAAAGATCAAGCCTTAAAAAACATTCACGGCTATCAAAAAAGATTAAGAACGGCAATTGGTCAAGCGGAGAGAGGCTCTCCAGAAGAGCTTGCCCTAATCCAAATGAAACAAAAGCTTGATGACGCTGTTTACAATGGTGTAGAGCGGGGATTTATAACAGGAGATCAAGAGGTTCTTGACCAGCTCCAGCAGGCTACTGGCCTGTATTCCGATTACATGGCTACGGTTGGCAAAGGTGTTGGTAGAAATCCTCAAGAAAAATCTGCAAATAGAATTTTAGAGCAGCTTTCAACTAACCAATACACGCCCGTTCAAGTGACTAACTTGTTGTTCGGTCAAAACAAATTTGCGCCAAACCAAGCGGTGGGTGTGGTTTTAGATAAGTTGAAAAAATCTTTAGGCCCAGATGAGTACGCGCAATTTGCAGCTCTCATGAAAGACGGCATTATGACCAAGGCGTTTGCTGGCAAGGGTGGTGAGATAACAAGAAAGTCTATTGTAGACAACTACAACGATGTGTTCTTCAATAACAGAGACATCATAAATAGACTTTTTACTCCAGATGAAATTGCTAGAATCAAGGATTTTAGAACAAACGTACTGCCTACCATTTGGGCTGAAACAAAACTGAACACTTCTGGCACTTTTTATAGTCTTATGAGTTCAGCCGCTAGGGCGAGTATGTTAAACGCGCCAAGCATCCCGTTAAGAATGGCTTCGCAAAAAATATTAAGTGGTTCAGAAAATCTTAGGAATGCGAGCGATGCTGCAAACGCAGTTAGCCAAACAATATTCCGCATGAACACGCCAATGTTTTCTGACGCAACTCAATCTGTTATTAGGACATCTTTGCCACCTCAAGACGAGGCTGAGGCTGAGGCCATGTCTGACAGTGAAAGAAATAAGTTGTTGCAAGTCATAGAAGGGTTTGAGGCTAAGCAAGAAGAGGTTGAGCCTGCGCCTGCACCTGTTGTAACGCCTCCGCCGGTAGCTCAAGCAGCTCCTATTGAGGAGGCTGTTTCGTCAATCTTTGAGCCAATCAAATCAGGCCCGACAATCAAGCCACCGTTTGATCCAGCTATGTCACCTACCATAGTTCCTTTAGACAAAGACAGAGAGATTGCTATGAGGACTAGAGGCAACCTCGGCGGGATAGCTTCACTCGTTTAAGGGTTCGGGTTCTGCTGGCCTTGCAACGATCATGGCACCCTCGACATCGTAGTCGAGGTCATAGCCCATAGCCGACTCAGAATCCAGCTCCACCACTAGGTTGCGACTCATAAGGCGCATGAGAGCTGCCTGCTGGTGCATAGTAAGACGCCCAAACAGTTCTATGACC